CTAGCTCGTTAATCTGCAGTGCAAGCTGATCAAGCCTGCGGAACTGATAGTCAAAACTGCGGCCAGCGGGTTCAATGTATTCAGCGCGGCCATCAGCGGGGAATGCGATGGCTTCACCCGGTCCAGCGCTGACCTCCTCTGCTGCAGACGGGAAGCCATAGAACGCCAGCATTGGCACAGCGCTGATGTGAAGCTGGTTGTCGAGGTCGCTTTGGATCTGATATGCCTTGAGGTTCAGCTCGGCGATGTCTTCCAGCGGTGGCCGTGACTCCATGAAGCCATGGCGCTGCGCATAGGCAACTGAAAAGGGAATCTCAGAAAGGCTTGTGCGGCCCTCGTCGACAATTTTAAAGTCGCCGTTGTCTTGCTTTTGGTGCAGTTGAAATTCACCTGGCGTCAGTACACGGATCTGCTCAACTGCCTTTTCGCCAAACTCACCGTCAGGCACGTTGACGATCTCAGCTAGCCGCAGTTGCGTCAACACTTGCCGACCTTCCTGCTGCTCAGCACGCCAACCAAGGATCTGCCGTGGCGTGTAGGTCACCCAATAGGGTCGACCGCCATCAGCAGGTGCATCCACCAGTACACCAACGTGGCCATAACGGACCATCTTGCGGGTCGTTTCATAGGTCCAGACGTTGAGATCATTGCTTTGCAGGTCAACATCAAACAACTGCTCACGGATGATGTCAGCAGTGTCATCAAGCCTTACGGGCTTGCGCGTCAACATGCCAGCCAGCATCCGCTCTAAGCGTTGATAGAACGGCGGGCATACGCTACGTGCTAGGCGGTTGTCGTAGGACTCATCAAGCTCACGCGGTTCCTGCGGCAGATACCGGCGATGCTTACGGCGCATCCCATAAGTGCCTTGCAGTAAATCCTCGATCAGGATCCAATGCGCTTCCTGTGCATACCACGCCGTATTGGCATCTTGCACGCGGGTAACGCGACGCTGTGCAATCGGACGGTCGTATGCGTTGAAGCCTGTGTACATGATCAGTACAAGCGAATACCCGTGCTGCGTCCAGCGCCGGCATGGAGTGGGTTGAACTCACGCCACACGAGATAGCCTAATGCGTCATTCATGTGGTCATGCCCAGCATCCTTGTCAGGGTCGCCCTTGTCGGTGTAACACTGCAGTTCTAGGCATTCGATCAACCGCTTGCAGCGCTGGTGGATGGTGAGCCGCACTTTGCCCTTGCCGTTTTCCAGCAAAGCCTGAACAGCAGCCACGCGATCACGGACGGGAGGATTTGCGCGTGGCGACTGGTTTGACATGCCGTAGGACTCCAAGATCTGGATATCGGTCTGACTTGCGTTGGTGCTGCGGTTGCCGCCGCTGGCGTCTGGGTAGATGTAGATACGCCGCTGCGGATAACGCGCTTGGATCTCTTGCGCCAATGCGTCAGTGTCATGTGCGCCGCTGATCTCGTCAATCACTAGCAGACTGCTGCCAGTGCGGACGCCGATGATGGCGGACATGTTGCCAATGTTGAAGTCAACGCCGATGCGCAATGGCTCGCGGTCAAGGTCGGGCAGCTCGGCGACCAAGTGCTTTTCGCGGCTGAAGCGGTCATAGATGGTGCCAGTGGTGAGGTTGACAAACTCACCATCTAGGTAGGCACGCAACAGGCTTGGGTCATAGTTGGCCTGCAACCGCTCGATAAAGTCCGGCGGCAGATGCGGGTTGTCTGCTGACCGCATCTTGATCAGCTTGCGATCAGCACGCCCTTTGGCGTCCTCACTGCCGAAGGTGTTCCACATCCAGCGGAAACCCTCTGGTGTGCTGGCAGCACCAAACTGCCGCACGTTGCCGGAACGCAAGCGACCAAGGATCTTGGGAAATGCCTTGTTAGCGATGGATGGCGTCACGGTGTCGATCTCATCAGCTAGCACCCACGCAAGGTTCAAGCCGATGATGCGGCTCCAGTTCTCGAAGCTGCGGCACAAGATCTTGGTGTCGCCGCCTGGCAGGTGCAGCATGTACTCAGGCAACGGGCTAGCCCTGAAGGTGTATGGGATCTCATATGCCTCTAGGAAGTTTTCGAAATCGTTCTGCCAGATATCTCGGATCAGCGGTCCGGTCGGCTCCATGACAGCACCGATAAAACCTTGATTGGCCGCGGCGAGCATCACGGCTTTGGCGCACAGCGCACGTGTCTTGCCGGCGCCATAGCCAGCGCTGATACCAAGAATCTGCGTGTCGCTGTCATCTACAAACGCAAGCTGCCCTGGGTGTAGATCAGCGCGGATGCGTTGCAGCAGATCGCCCGTGTCTTCTTGCGTAGCAACATCCATAAACCCAAGCAGCTTGCCGGGTTCAACAATGCCGGCTAGCAGGCTCACGAGATTTCAAACCGCAACAACTTGGCCTGATCTTCTAGCGCTTTGATTGCAATGCTGAGATTGCCTTTTGCCCGTGCTTCACGCTCATAATCTTGCAGCCTTGCTAGTGCCGCTTGCAGCCATTGCGGGCGTTCTAGTTCCGAATCAAGGGCAATCAGCTTGCGTGCTTCGGCCATGTAATCACGGACTTGACGCTCACTGACGCCCCACAGTTCGGAACCGTGTTGAACGATCTGATGGTGGCTGTGAGCACGCAGGATGAGTTCATAAACCACATTGACGCGGTTCTGAATCTCATCCTTGGTGCTCTTTTTAGCCACGTACTTGGATAGGCATTACCAGATAAGTTACACCATCCACGCCGGCAGGCGTCAGTACCACGGGAGTGGTTGCCGAATTGGCGGACATGGTGATGGCTTCTGCGGGCTTGAACGCCTTGATGCCGTCTAGCAAGTAGTGGACGTTAAACGCCCAAGTGCCTTTTGCGGTGCCTTCCACCTTGAGCAGTTCCTTGCCGTTGTTGGCGTCTGCCTCGGCGGTGATGGCAATGGTGCCACCGACTGCCTCGACCTTGACCACGGAGTTATGGGCCTCGGCGATGAGCGCGACGCGTTCTAGAGCACGGGTGAGGCGGCGCCGGTCAATGGTGATGGTGTGCTCAAAGGTAAATGGGATGAGCTTTGCCACGTCGGGGTAGGCGCCATCCATGATGCGGCTGTAGATGGTGATGCCGTCGCCTGCGTCGATGACGGCTTGACCTTTAGCGACGGCGATGGTGCAAACGCGATCCTGCAGCAGGCGCATGGTACTGGCTGGCAGTACCACGTCTAGGGCATGGGGCAGGTCCAGGGCGTAACGCATGAGGCGATGGCCATCCGTGGCTTCCATGTGGCCACTGCCGAGGTGGATGCCTTGCAGCATCTGCTTGCTGGCATCGGTGCTGGCAGCTGCCATGCAAGCGCGGATACCAGCGGATAGGTGCAGCTCAGCGCTAGCAGCCTCTACAACCGGCATGGCGGGGTAATCCGCTGCATCCTGCGCAGCAAGCCCGTAGGAGCCCGCTGAGGCGGTCAGGGCGCCATCTGCGAGGGTTATGGCCTCATCGCCATCAAAGCGGCTTACAAGGCCAGCCAGCAGCCGATACGGCAGCGCAATGGTGCCATCGGTCTCCACTGCAGCCGGCAAGCCGCTCACGGTGATACCGAGGTCAAGGTTGAAGCCGGTGATGGACATGGTGCCACCAGCGGCTTGGATGAGGCAGCAATCAAGGATCGGATGCGAACTGCGCACGCCGACAGCAGGCGCGATGGTACGCAGCGCGTAATCGAGATCAGATTGACAGGTTGTGAGTTTCATTGTCCGGCAGCACGGGTGAGGCTGGTGATGATGCGGTCGTAATCGCTCTGGAAACTGGCGACAAGCTCAGCCGGTATTGGCTGCCGGTCATCAATGGCGTTGTCTTCAATTGCAGCAGCGTATGCCACTGCTTGGGTCATGGTCTCATGCAGCCGGTTGATCACCGGTTGTTGCTTGGCTTGGATGTGAATGAGCGATGACATATGCAACGAGGGTTTCAACATGACGGCGGTTGAGGTCACCACGCATGAAGGCGCAGGCGTCCGCCACCAGCGCATGGTACGCCGCCGTAGTCAATCGTGCAACACCACCGTCGCCTAGAGCACGCTGCCGGATCAGGTGCGCACGTGGGATGCCATGCGCCGCTGCTTCGGCATTGAGTCGCGCTAGGTCGGCGTCGGTGACGTTGAGTTTGATTTCGGGCATTGGCGTTTGGTGGCTGGCGGCAAATCCTAGCTGTAATGCGGGTTCTGACGCTTCTGACGGTTTCTTACGGTAAGCGTAAGACTCTAGATCGCCTGCGCTGCAAGGGGTTTGCCCTCCTTCTTACGTTTCTAGCGGTAAAAAAGGTATATACGTATAAGAGGAAACGACCTACCTGTGCAACCCTGATCTCCGCTTCTCTTATAGGGAATATGTTTCCAGAAACCGTCAGAAGCGCTAGAAACGTCAGAACCCGCTCCACCACTGGGCTGGCGGGTCTTACGCCTTCTTACGGTTAAGCGCTTTGGAGTGGGATTTTGACCGCTCGACCGCTGAGGCCAGTGCCACGGAAGTAAACGGTGCCGGCTTTGGCTGCACCAGGCAGACGCGCCAGCACGGTGGACCAGCAGTTGGCCCATGCGGTGTCGCGGAGCATGGTGGCGATGGCTTCAGCAGTGTTGGAGATGAATACGTAGCCATCATCTGCCTTGATTCCGTTTCTGCCTAAAACCGCTTGCGCGATGGTGGCTGTGATATCTGCATCAGCGGCATGATGTGTGGCAATATCTACCAGCTCGCCGATGGTTCTGGTGACGACCTTATCAGCCTCGACGCGGATCTGCTGCTGGAGGATACGTTGCAAGCAGCGCTTTTCATCTGGTACCTCTGTTGTTTGTGAGTAGGATTCCCAGTCGTTTTGATCAATCAATGCAAACGCTTGATCGCGTGTTGCCACCTCACTGGACTGCAAAGACCATGCACCAGCTAGTAGCGTGCCGTATTGATCACCAAGGCGCTGGCTATCAAAAGCCTCTGCTGCCGCACGGGTGAACACTTTAACCGACTGGCGAATAACAGGAATGAGCGATATAGTGCGCGCCTGTAAACGCTGGCCGATTTGATCAGTTACATAGCGGTCTAGATCACGGTCTAATGCTTCCCAATGAGCAAGACGTACATCCTTGGCAAATTCATTTGGGTTGCGTAATGTAAGCTGCGCAAAGCGTGATTTGTCCGCACCTTGCTTGAGCGCCGTTGCAATCGACGACATCAGGAACATGCTGCGGATGGTGTAACGCTGCGCATCACCTTCAGCGCTGCCCTTAATGGTTTGCGCTCGTGACTCACTGCTGGCCACACGCGCCAGCGATAGCACGGATTGCATCCGCTGCTGGTCTGGGCGTTCGTTGGACTCCGCTTCATCAAACACCACTGGCAGGGCATCAGCCCGCAGGGTTTGGCGCAGGCCGGCTTCACTGGTGTTGCCGGCCACGTGCAGTGCTAGGTCACCGAGCAGTGGTCCGATGTAACGATCAAGGATGGCGGACTTGCCGGAGCCGGCGCCTGCTGTGAGCCAGATATGTGGTCGCCAGTCAAGAGCACCACAGATCGGCGCGAGCGCCGCCCATCCGGCAATGAGCAGACCAGATGCGGGCACCTCCCACTTGAAGCGGCCTGCTAGTTCCAGTAGTACAAAGGCATCTTGATCAGCAAGCGGCACTGCCTTGCCAGGACCACGCAAGCTGCCGAGGCGTTGGTAGAGGTATCGACTGCCGGCGATACCGGCTGATACGGACACTTCGCGGTCGCTTAGCACAAGCCTATCGCCAAGGTGCAATACGGATTGCTTTTGATCCCACCATGCGCCGCGGCCACGGATGCGGTCAGGTGCATAAATGCCTGCTGCAGCTTGACGCTCAAACAAGCTGCTTGCTGCTGCAGTCCAGTTAGCGCCGGTCTTGGCTGGGTAAAGCGACTCCCAATAGGCAAGCGGTGCAATGGCGCAGAGGTTAGTGCCGGTGTGAGCGCTGCGCGACAGGCGTGTTACCTGCCCGGTGCTGTGCGGTTGGTAGTAGAAGGCGTCGTGGTCAAAGCCAAGGCATGTGAAGTAGTCATTACCATCCGGCAACGGCTCTGGTTCAATCACCGGCTCAGGTTCGGGTTCTGGCGCCAGCTCCGGCAACAAGATCGGTGCAGAACGGTTGTGCTTGAGGTAGGCGGCAGCAACGCCCACGCTCCAGCCAGCGTCGGCTAGATCCCAGCCTTCGGGCACGTCTGCCGGTGGGTGGACGATGCGCACCTGCGTAGCGCCGACCTTGAGTAGCCGGATCGCCAGCTTTGCCATGGCTTCACGGCCTACGTCATCGGCATCAGGCCATAGCACGCAACGCCTACCGGCTAGTGGTGACCAATCAGCTTTGTCGATAGCTTTGCAACCGCTTGGCCATGTGATGACCACAGCAGATGGGTAGAGCAGTGCTGCGGCATCAGCGGTTTTTTCACCTTCGACCACCAGCACTGGTGCATCAGGCTTAAGCGCTAGCTGGCGCTTGCCATACAGCGGACGCGGCGTTGGCGGTGCTTTCCATTTCCATGCAGCGCCATCCCACGTCAGCGGGAGGATATCTTTGCCGCCATCAGGCTTGTCTTTGCGGACAACGTAAAACGTGTCGTTGTATTGCCAGAACTGCTTACCGCGCGGTAGTGGCGGCTCTGGAACCATGCCAAGGTGCTGCTCAATCCGCTGGCAGGCTTCGATATAGGTCAAGCGTTGGTGACGCATGAGTAGATCCATGCCTGTGCCGCCACCACCGGTCTGGTCCTTGCCGCCGCATTTGTTGCAGTACCACGAGCCGGTGCCATCTTTGTCGTCAAAGCGGTAACGGTCTTTGCCGCCGCATAACGGGCACGGCTGGTGTTTGTCGGATAGCTGCTCTGGTGTTAAGCCGCAGAAATGCGCCAGCAGGTCCGGCCACCTGCCAATCGTGAGTTCAGCGATGCTCATCGGATGCCTTCAAAACATATTGATGCACCGCCTTGGTGCCTTCTTGCTTTTCTTGGCGCCGCGCATTGGCAATGGCATCAAGCCGTTCCGGCCAAAGCCGCTCCACTTTGTCGAGCAAAGACGACTGCAACGCGTGATCCAGCTTTGCAATTCGAGCCAACTCGTATGGATCCGATTCGCCCGTAAAAGCGTGATACATCAGATCTGGCGTTAGCCACGCGTCAAGCTCGGCAAGAAATCGCGCCTTAAGTGGGCTCGGCTTCATGGCTGACGGTTAGATACGGCAAGCGGCAGCAAACCTTCACGATGGAGTCGCATTGACTCTTCAACGACAAGGCGAATCACTGCGCTACGGGACAGGCCGCCAATGCACCGGCTGTCAAGCCAAGCCATCTGCTCCGGCGTGAACTGCACGGCTAGTGGATGGGATAAAGCCATGGTCCTATCGGATACTTGCGCAGTCTACCGCAAGCTGCTAGGGTTGCAAGTGGCTGCACACTGCCATGACCTACCAAGACTTCCTAGCTTCCAAATCCACTGCAGCACCTGTTGCTGGCTTTGACCCGCAGCAGTTCACTGCACCGCTGTTCCCTTTTCAGCGGGACATCGTGACCATGGCGTGCCGTGTCGGCAAGTTCTGCATCTGGGCCGACTGCGGCATGGGCAAAACCGCCATGCAACTTGAGTGGGCGC